GCGTCCTGTACACAAATCCTGCGGCCACGACAACTTTCGTCAAAGGCTTTTCTTTCTACAACGCTGGTTCTGTCTCGGGCACCGTGGCAATCTTCAACGTGCCCGATGTCGCCTCGGCAACAGGCATCCCGAGTTCGGGTAATAAAATCACTGAGATTGTTTTAGCAAGTACTGAAACGTTCTTGCTTGAGTATCCTTATCCTATTACTATGATTGATCAAGGAGATAGTATTCAAGGTTATGCTACGACTGTGTCTGATGTTACGGTTCAGATTTTAGGCGATACAGACGCTTGATTTAAGTTGTATGTCTATACGTCGTACTTCCAACCGCAGTAGTCAGGACACGGGTTTTTATAATCCTGAGTTTTTTGCTGATGTTGGTAGTCGCATTGCTTTTTCTATAGATCCAGATGCAGATGCTTACATAGCTGCTGTAGAGGCTGCTGATGGAGAGTCTTTAGAGAGTCCGATAAAACAATATTTTACCGATTTTATTCTAGGTTGTAAATATGATAATATATGGAATAGTGTTAAAGGAGGCTGTATTTTAGTTGGAGCTAGGACCCGGCTTGGTAGTTACATAGATATAAAAACTAAAACTCAATTATTAAGTAGTTATAACTTTGTAGACGGGGATTACAGTAGAAGTTTAGGTTTATCTGGAAACGGATCTTCAAAATATTTAGATAGTAACATATCTCATAATGTTATGTCTTTAGATAACGGTCATGTAGGTTTGTATGTTTCTAAAGTACATACCGCTGGTAATAGAACTTATATTCGTAGTGATTCGGGTTCTGTTACAGGTCTGTCTAAGGATACTTCTTCTCCTCCTGATACTTGGGTTATTTTAGATACAGGTAGCTCAGTACCTAGATTCACTGATTCAACTAATCCAGGTTTTAGGGCTCTCAGTCGTAACGCTAGTGGTTCCTTTATTATATTTACGGATAATGCGTCTACAGTAGTTACTAGAACTTCTTCTGCTACCCCACCGGGAAGCGGTACATTTAACATTTTTGCTAATAAAACTCCCGGAAACTACAGTGATTCTACTTTAAGTTTTTACTCAGTTGGTGAGTATTTAGATGTTTCTCTTTTAAACTCTCGCGTTACGACCTTGATTGACAATATTTACTTTTTTATAAATACAGGATTAGACGCCTATAATTACAACTCAAAAACTGTAGCTTATGTCAATGCTGGTTACAGAGCAGGAGGTTCTTTGTCATGACTCAAATTCAATCCCTTGTTGAAGCTTTTGATGCTTTTATAGTTGGTTGTGAGAACGACGGAATCTGGGATAATATAACATCTTCTTGTGTTCTTATGGGGTGGAGTAATATTAGTGGTTGCTTAACTCCGTTTAAAGGTGTCAGACCTAGCGGTATTAGTTTTGTGAGTGGTGATTATAATCGAGAGCTTGGATTAACTTCTACAGGTAGTCCAAAGTTCATTGATACCAATGTAAACATTTCAGATGTCCCTTTATTAGATTGTCATGTTTCCACGTATCTGAGTTCCGGCATAGGGGGCGTCGGATCCATACCCACCACAAGTACGGGTGCGACCTTACTTGTTTTTTCTGATCCTTTAGCAGGTCGTTTAAGAAATACAAATTATGCTGTTGGTAGCGGCAGTGCTTTAGCACCGAGTTTTGCTGGGTTTGCTAGATCTAATAACTTATTATTTTCCGGTCAAGCGAATAATATTTCTAGTGTGTTAAGTGGTACTGCTGTAAACATAGCTGTTAACGGAAATTATAGTGTTTTTAGACAATCTACGAATATTTATGCAGGGACAGCTCTTTTTTATTCTGTTGGCGAATATCTAGATCTTTCTCTCTTGCGTACTCGCGTTGATACTTTAATTAGCGGCATTCAAAACGCAATCCCCTAACCTTTATTTTTACTGTGTTGCTAACGTATAAGTAACTATTGCTTGGCTTATGTCTTCCCCAGATAAAACCGATCTATGGATCGCAGTAGGTTTATTTATATTTTCAGAATTAGTTGGCATGTCTAAGGCCAAGGACAACTCCATAACTCAAGTTGTCCTCAGGACTTTGACAACAATGTTTCCACTTGAAATTAAACAGAGAACTACAAAACGCTTAAAGCGGGACGAACACGGTCGATTTGTATCTAGACGCCATGATCAGACTGATCGCTGACTTAGCTGTTTCTTTCGCTCTACTAGGCCTGATCGAGGCTGTAGTGAAGCCCGTGGCGACCACTTGGGCTAGACGACGCATCATCTCCTGGGCACCTGTTGTTCTGGAGCATGTTGATTTTCTTCTTCCAGAAGTCTTAGCGTCTAAAACTGGGGCTGAGTTGGATCAGCTTGTTCGAGACACCTTTACTAAGTTGACGGGAGACGACTGGTCAGCTGTAGATCTTAGCTACTTCTGGCAGTTGTATGATCCTAGAGCTGCAGCAGATCGTTTAAGATCCAAGCAGCCTTAAGCGTTTTTGTATCTCTGTCTTCCATACCTGCTTCTGTTCGCTCCATAATCCAATGCAGTTAGTCTGCATGGTATCTATTTTTCCTGACTCTATAACTTCATTTACTCTATCCTTACACTCCTCCCATGAGTCACCGACTATGAACGGCAGCTCTCCGTTCGGAGTGTTTCTGAAAATTGCGTGCCAGTAGGTTGGTACTACATGCAGTTGCCTAGCGTTTCTGAGAGTTACTGGTATGCACCCGGCTTCTAGTGCTTCGTACATGCGGAAGCTATCCATGCTGTCCTGACCCGGCGGACATAACGCAAATTTCGTTTCGTTGAGCATCTCGGCGTAGGCCCGCGTGGTTAATCCATCCATAGCCCCGAATCCTCCACAGTAATGCGTTTTGAAGTCACGTATTTCTGTAAATACTTCAACCATCTGCTCCCGGTCCCCGTGAGGTGTGCCTGCGAACGACCAGTTATAAACTCTTTCTGAGCTTTTATCATTCTTTAGATATTTAGCAAGGCCTCTTTTATACCCTAAACCTACCGTAAGAACTTTAGGGTTGTTTGTGTGCATAAAGTGTACGTAGTTGCGCACATTAAACTTACAATGGGGGTCATGTAGCCACTCACACGGTTCCCTAAGGTTTTCATCTGACAGTAAAAACACTCCATACAACTTAGATTTGCTTCTTAGCCTGTCTAAGTAATACCTATAATTAACAGCATGGTTACATATAATTAGACTGTTACAGTCTTCTTCAAAGCTGTGTTCAGTCGTTTTTATGTGTATATCTTTTTCTTTTACATCTAGTATTTCACACAACCAGTCGAGCTCGAACAACCCAGCATCCTGGGTTATCCACTGGATATTTACATTTTTCATTTAGATGTGCTGATCTTGAGTTTTGCCAATCTTACTCCAGCTGTAGCTGATTTCAGCGCTTCAGCAGAAGTTGATCGAGCTTATCATTGATGTCTCTTAGCCTAGTACGCATGTCTTCTATTTGTGCGTCCAGATCAACTTTAAGCACGTACTGCAGCGGCAGGTTATTCAGGCGATCCTCTACGCCTTGTATTTTGTCCTTGCAGTACTGGAACTTACCATCCAGTGCCTTCTGTCTTTGTTGATGACTCCACGTTAAAAACGCCACGGCCGACGCTACCAGCGTGGCAATAGTCTCGCCGCCCATGAAGTTCTGATCTCTACCCTTATTCTACTTTCAATTTTATACAAATCTGAGAGTCAGTGTTTTGACAGTTGGGGTAGACTGGAGGCAGCCGAACTAACCCGAGTGGGCGAGAGGCAACTTCTTTTCGAGCTTCAGTGTCTTCAGAGAAGTAAAGCCAAACGTAAGTTCCGAAAGGATATTTTCGACTCGTGGGGGTGTTGTGCGTATTGCGGAGCCACCAGACCAACAACTCTGGATCATGTTCTGGCTCAAGCTCACGGCGGTTTGACCGTCAAAAACAATTTGGTTGCAGCATGTGCCGGCTGTAACTTGAAGAAAGGATCTCTGGATTTTATGGAGTGGTTTCGCTCCCAGACCTTCTGGTCTTCCGAGCGCGAGCTGCGGGTACTAGCATGGATTAACCAGACGTAATCTGGTGTTAATAGTGTTTTAGTAGTGTTGTAGCTTTATTTTACGCACAGAGCTTTTATCTGCTCTATAGTTCCCCTGTTCACCTTCTGGACTATGGCAAAGCCCAAGGGCAGCTCAAAGACTCAAGAACATCGAGAGCCTATCAAGAAGAAAACTTCTATCGGTCACGGCAAACGTAAGCGCGGTTCCCTTAAAGGCGAAGGCCGTTACAGGGGGCAAGGCAAAGGCTAATAGTCGCTTTGGCCGTTCTTTTGATTTAAAATGATCTAAAAGTCCGGCCCTAGTTATGTCTCAGTTTACAAAAGACTCGGAACTTGACTCTACGTTAGCTAGTGGTATCCAGTCTGCTGATCGTCGGTCGGGTTCGACTCATTTCGATCAGCGCCGGACTGTTAATGCTAGCGGCGTGGTAGTCGATACAGCCAATGCCGTCACCTATGTTGCTGACGGTAACTATGGTATTTCTGATTATTATCCACTTACTTTCAATGCTACAGGAATTCTTCAGGTCAACATCAGAGAGCATAACTCTTGCGGCGACGTTATCATTCTTAACGCTGCTGGCACTGAGGTTCTTAAAGCCTCTCCGTCTAAGTACAGTTCTCGTAACAGCACCGTCACAACAACGACGGTGAATGCTTCGGGCGCTCACTACGCTTATATTCAGCTCCTGGGCCGCAACAGCTCTGAGTACAAGATCGGGATTGATCTGTACGGCGGCTGATAATGCGTACAAGTCAAGAAGGTATCAACCTCATTAAGAGGTTTGAAGGCTTGCGCCTAGTTGGTTACCTCTGCCCAGCAAAGGTTCCGACTGTTGGTTACGGATCGACTGGTCCTGATATCAAAGTTGGGATGAAGATCACGGAGGCTGAAGCCGAGAGCAGATTGATCAAATCCCTGGAGACTATTGAAGCTGGTCTTAGGGACATGGTTTCTGTTCCTATCAATCAACATGAATTTGATGCTTTAGTTAGCTTTGCGTATAACGTCGGCTCTGGTGCTCTTAGACGTTCGACGTTGTTGCGCCTTTTGAATGACAACGCGCCTCGGACCACCGTGGCCGCTGAGTTCCTTCGATGGAACAAGGTCGGATCCAAACCTCTTCTCGGTTTGACTCGGCGTCGCGAGGCTGAGCGAGATCTATTTCTTAGTCCTGTGAAAAACCCAGCTTTGGCTAGCTCAATCTATGCGCTTGAGGATACTTGGCTCAAGCGTGAACCCAAACAGTCTTCAGAGTTAAAAGCTGAGGAAAAAGTTTTTGTCCCTAAGGGCAGCGCTCATCAGTGGGAGCTGATTGAGATCGTTCCTGGTGAGACTCATTACCGTGTACGTCTTGAGAGGCAGCCTGATCCGCCGTGGTGGTTCTGGCCGCCTCATTTCAAGATCATTAACGATAACGGCAGCAGCCCTAGCAATCCAGAAAAGCCTGGGGCTGATGGTGTCCTTCCAGTACCTTATTATTCGCAGCTGGATAACTATAAAGATCCTTACAGGACGTGCTTTAGTAGCTCTTGTGCAATGCTACTGAAGTATCTAAAGCCCGATAGCATTCAAACAGATGATGACTACTTGCGTGTAGTCTTTAAATTTGGTGATACTACGGAGCCTTCTTCACAAATCGCTGCTCTTAAGCACTTCGGTGTGACTGCACAGTTCCGCATGGACGGCTCCTGGGCCGCCGTGAACCAGCTCCTAGACGAGGGCAAGCCTGTCCCTATGGGCATCTTGCACAAGGGTCCTGTGAGCGCCCCTACGGGCGGCCATTGGATCGTCGCCATCGGGGCGTGGAAAAACCATCAGGGCTACGTTGTCCACGACCCGTACGGGGAGCTCGATCTGATCAACGGGACTTACGGCAGCAAGGACGGAGCTAACCTCCGTTACAGCCAAAAGAATCTTGGACCCCGGTGGCTGGTCGAGAACCCTAACTCCGGCTGGTATATTGAGGCTTTGGAATGGTGACCTCAGCCGACTTCGATCACGAGGCGATTCTTCGTGAGTGGGATTATCAAGAGGAACAAGTTAAAGCTGACTTCTTAGAAATCCTCTACGATTATTATCAGCCTGCTGATCACACATATACCGGACTTTGGTTGAGGTTTACTGAAGATTGCGCTAATATATTTAGAGGGCTCGCGGTGAAGGACCCTACCGCTATCGTTAACTTCTTACATGGCAAACGATAGGGACTATAGGGAAGAGTACGACTCTTACCACGGAACCACTGAGCAAAAGAAACGGCGGGCAGCTAGAAACAAAGCCCGCCGACACTTAGAGCGTTCCGGTCGAGTTCGCAAGGGTGACGGTAAAGATGTGGATCACAAAGACGGCAACCCTTTGAATAACGGGTCGGCTAACATACGTGTTATAGATCGTAGTACGAATCGCGGGAAGCACTAATGGCCGTTTTTCCACAGCCCAACTTAACGGCTTCTGCTGAGCTTACTGGATCGCTCAGAGATTATCCCGCTGTTTTAGTATCTAACTCCCCGGATCAAGTTTATTTAAGGCGCTTTGCAGTCTTTGACTCTGATTCCGCAACTCGTGTACCCGCTCAGATTCGCAATGACTACGGAATATCTTTTAGGCGTCCTGTAAGTCCTGTAGAGTATAGCGAAGGCAACATTAAAAAGTCTACTCAACCTATAGGTGTAGCTGGGTATAATCACAGGGCGATGCCTATGTTCTCTCCTGACGATTTATCTCAGGAAGAGATGATGATGTACTTAGGTCAGACAGAGCCTAAAAATAGAGAGACTTTACGTATGGCTATGTCGTTAAATCAAAATCAAAACTTTTTAAGAACTCCTACTGTTAATGCTGATTATCCTTATCAGACTCATAATATGATGAACAATCTCCTTTCGTTAGCTGCTGCTAAAAAAGCCGCCGTTTAAACCATGGTTGATAACGACTTTCCAGTTCGTTTAGCAGGCCAGCGTTTTGGTCTGTCAGCAAGAGACCTGCGTGGCGTTACTCCGATGGAAGTAACCAGTAGACTTCGTTACCAGCAGACCTTCCCTAGAACCTAAGATGCGTTTTTCTGGAGCAGAAGTTGAGTTCGACCCTAGGGACCTTCCTTATGGTGGTGCTTCTCGTTTCGCTGGCGCTTTACCTGCTGCCTTCCCACAATTAGTGGATCGCATCGAGGCCTCTATACTGCCAGAAGAGTCGGGTTATTCCTGTGACAAGCTCCCTGACGGGTCTGCATAAAGTCAGCCTTGACTGGTCTACACCAGACCCCGAGCGGGTATTAGCTCGTCACGCTCGCGTTTCCTGTAAGGATCCGAACAAGCCCGAGTTCATCGGGCTTTTAAAGTACTGCATCAAGCACGGGCACGTTAGTGTGTTCGAGCAGGTTTGTGCCTCTTACGAAATTATTACCACTCGCAGCATTTCAGCGCAGATCATTAGGCATCGGTCCTTTTGTTTTCAGGAAACCAGTCAGCGCTACTGCAACCCACTAGAGGTTCTTTCGGATCACATTTCAAATCCCGCTGATTTTGAGCTGCGTGAGCAGGACCAGAAGAATAGGCAGAACAGCACACGGTACACGGATTCTGTTTTAGAGAACAAGTACCGCGATGAGATCTATAAAGTTTATGAAGCTGCCACGACCCTGTATGAGTCGATGATCGCAGACGGCGTGGCTCGTGAGTGCGCCCGTAACGTCCTGCCTATGGGTTCGCCGACCCGCCTGCACATGCAGGGGAACCTTCGCAACTGGATCTTCTACGTCGGCCTGCGATGCGCCCCAGGTACGCAGCTCGAACACAAGTACATCGCAACGCTGATCGGCCGAAACCTGAGGGACCTGATCCCGTCAACAATTTCCGCTGTGATCGAGGCTGCTACGGAAAGTGACAGCCTGGGGCTTTGCGGCTGGAAGCACCTTGACGATCTGGTTTGATGCCTTAGCCTGGGGCCGCAGTGGAGGTTCACTGCATTCGGGTCAAGATGGAGGTTCAGGGAGGGTTGCAGACCTCCCTTTTTACTGTTCGTACGCCTTAGCCGCTGTAGAAGCTATTGCGTTTCGAAGCTGCCTCTTCTTACCGTCTACTAGATGATGACTGGAGACAGTACAACATTCAGTGATGTTGTCTTCCGTTAAACAGACTTTGACGCAACCGTCTTCCAGCACTTCGGTTTGAAGAGGAGCTTCGCTCATCTCTTACTTGTCAGTTGAACTCAGAGTAGTTCATTCCAAGGGTTCTGCTCAGCTTCTTGTTTCTGCTGTTTCTGGAGTCCGCGTGCCTGGGCAATTCCAGCAGCTACAGGATTTGTAGCGGGGCGCTGGAGTGTTGCCACCATCTGCCGCAGACTGTTGTTTTCCGCTTGCAGCTGCTGCAGCTGAGCATTAGCCCAGTTCTTTGCGTTTTCGTTCAGAGTTTGCAGGGCGTTCTCAGGGTGCGGGAAGGCATAAGTTTTGCCTGGTCCTGCTTCGATTGCCTGGCCGCCCTCTTCTGTAGCTAAGGCATCTAGGAAAGCAACAGCTTTCTCGATCGGGATCTCGCCAAAGATCGAGATCTCTTCGGCTTGAACAATACCTCTGTTCTTTGAGTACGCCTGTTGGAAGGCCGTGGTCACCTTTGAGGCCTCGCGGATCTTTAACTCTGCGATGCGCCTTTGTTCATTCATCAGGGAAGCACCCGCCAGAGTACCTCCCATGGCGGCCAGGGGGATGGAAAGCAGTTCAGGCTTAACGACAGCTGTTAAGGTGCTGGCTGCTGCTCCAACCCCAAAGATAATTGTGTACAAGTTTTTAAGCATTTGATTGGCTCGGTGCTGGGTCGTGTTCTTGGAAAGCAGAATCCCAGGAGTCGGGATCCATGGCCCAGTCTATAGGCGAAGGCAAGCGGTTCTTACCCGATGCCGCCCTATCCGTACTTACGTCGTAAGGCTTGAGTCGGATACCTGTAACGACAGGCTTGCCGTTGTGGTACTTGACGCTGATGCCTGGAATCTTAACGACGTTACTTACAGTTTCCTTAAGTCTGTCAACGAAGCGGGCCTTAGCGCTGTGCTTGTAGCCGTTTGACTTGCAGTAGTTGACGTACGAGGCATACACTTCAGAGTATGCGTTCTTGACGTACATACCACGTTCGGACTCATCAATCGACGGACGGAACGCACCGCCACCGAGCGAGGCGTGGCTATTGGGAGCGTACAGGCAGCAGTCAGCCAAGAACGCACAGATCGGATTGTTGAACACCAGTGCGTCAAGGTTCGATTCGTTGAGAGTCGGAACGTGCTTGACCGGGTTAGCGAGAACGTCGCGCATCTCATGGAAGGGCATAGCCAACAGCCACGCTGCGAATCCTGGCAGTTC